TAACATTAGGAACAACCCCCCCATTTTTTAGAACATTTTACAATTTTTGTTCCAACATATAAAAATAAACTTAACTTTTTTACTAAAATACCCCCATTCAAGATTTTACTCGTTTTCTTGGAACTAAATGCTTTATTTCAGGTTTTTCATCTATGTCATTTGTTTCTGTTTCTATAATTTCATTTTCTATTTTACTATCATCTGTATCATCATCTACAAATTGAACTATATGATATTTCATAAATTCCTTTTTGATTTTAATACCAGTAAAGCAATAACAAGGATTATTTCCATTTGTTTTACATCTTTGTTTTTTATAATTGTAAAACTTACCTAATTTGTCAAGAATATCTCCATCTTTCATAATACCAAGTTTTTTATCGCCATAATGATATAAATGCTTTTTAAATCTTGATATATCATTTTTAGTTAATCTATTATCAGTATTATCTTCTGCTTTTTCAAAATATTCATTTATAATACTTACTATATCATTTTGATTATATATTTCATTATTTTTTTGTAATTGCTCTATCATTTTAGCAGGTTTAACAACTCTACAATCTTCGTAATTATCTAATATTAACCATAAAAAGGCATTTCTTATATCCTCTTGGTTTTTAATAATATAATCCTTTGGATCTAAACCATCTATTTTAATTGTATTTTTATATAAAGAATTACCTTCATTAACCTTAATATCATCAAAACCATAATAAGTTTTTATAAGATTACAATTATTAAAACAATCTCTCGGTTGTATTTTAGGAAAGTCATTACAATAAATAGTTAAAGTAAAATGAGGTATGAATGTTTTTTGTATATCACTACCAAAATGTCTGCTTGTTTTTGTATCACCACCAGAAGCAAAAGATTTTATAAAAGTACCATTCCCTTCTTTATTTGGTGGGATTTCACTAACATAACCTAATCTCTTCCATCTTACATCATTTAACCAGTAATTATCTTTTGATGCGTCACTTGATGTATTATTATTACAAACCCTATCATATGCTAATTCAAATACATAACAACCAAAAGTAATTGTAAAGCATAATTGAATTAACCCTTTTCCAGAACATCTTTCTCCATATTCCAAAGTCCAATATTTATCTTTAAAATGTCCTCCTAAACTTCTTGCGTGAATTTTTAAGGAAGTTATAAATATTTCTTCATCGTCTTCGTGATAAGCACCTAAAAATAGATTGTATATCAATTTCATAAAATTTATAACTCTTTCTGTTTTTTCAGGAAAGTCATAGGACAATTTAATAGTTGAAACTACATCAGGGACAGGGTACTTCTTGAAAATTTTATCCTTCATATAATAAACTCCATCATTAAAGCATAATTTTCCTATTGTTGAATTGTTTAATTTATAATTAAAATCATCAGTACCATAGTCATCTCTTATTAATATATTTTTGACTATGCTTTCCATCTTGTCTATTTTTGAATTTAAGTTAAACTTTGAAATAGTTTTTATAAATAATTCATATTCATTATTTAGCATTTTACCACTTTTATACCCATACCCCTTTATAATTTCATCATACTTTTCACCTAAAACATAAATATTCATATCTTTTAAAATATTTATAGTAAATTCCTTAAAGGTTGATTTATGATTAGTCCAAACATCATTCCTTTTAATGTATCTATCATTATTTTCATTATCAATATTTAAAATAAGTTCATTTTCTCTAATAAATATATTTGTTATTTCAGTTTCATTATAATCTTTTAAAATATATTCTCTTTCATAAGTATATTTGTAATCAACAGGAAGTTCAATACCCTCGTCTAAATTTTTATAATGAAAATCAATATCAATATCTAATTCTTCTTTAACATACTTACTAATGTCATCTAATAACTTATCATCTAATTTTAGTTTCTTTTGATAATCAGTTAATTTATTTGAAAATTCCTTATATTTATCTTGTAATAATAGTTGTAATCCGTCGTATTGTAATGATGAGTATTTAATCCCTTTATCATCTAAAAATCTTATTAAACATTCCAATACTTTATTTTCTTGTTCTTGTAATATGCGACTTAATACTTTACCTTTAAGATTTTTATTTAAATCCCTGTTATTATCATCATTATTATTATCATTTATATTTTCTTTATCTTCAATTGATTTTTTAGTATTATCAATATGATCTTTAAATTCATCTGCTTCATATATACAATCTTGTAAATATTTAAACTCATTTATAAAGTTTTTAAACCATTCGCATTTTGAAAAATCATATTTATCTAAATTTTCATTATACATCATAGATAAGAAAGTTTGTTTAACAATATCTTTATTTGTCTTTGGATAGTTCTTAACAATATCATCAATATAAAATTGCCTATTCTCGGCATAATCCAAAATATTTTTACATTTTTCGGCATCAATATAATCTCTTGTATTAATTAAATGTTTTAGTAAATTAAAATGAGCGTTTTTAATATCAATATCAATATAGTAATCTCTTGCGATCGTATGTCTTATTTCTCTCATAATATTTTGATATGAAACAGGTTGTATAGCATATTTTCTACTATTTAATGAATTAATATCAGGTTTAAAATAAACTTCTTGATAATTGTTAGTTTGTATTAAAGAATTTATTAGCATACTCATTTGATTTTTAAGATTATTACAAAAGTCTTCTTTTGATTGCTTATAAATCTTGCGATTATTATATTTGTTATAAATTAAATTACCTACTTTATTAGCATTATGATAGATATATAATATTGCTTTTCGGTCATAGTATTCGGTCGCTTTGTATATTTTGTCCTTAATCTTTTTTTCATAATTATTAATATTATCACCTTCATTTATTCTAAATAAGGTTTTTTCATCACCATCAAAGGTATAAACATTATTAGTTTTTTCATCTTTCTTAATTACAAAATCAGTTAGATTAAAACCATCGTTATATATTTCAAAGTTAAAATTACTTTCATCAATATCTATTTTCTTTAACTGCTTAACAACGCTTTTTTCTCTTAAATAATAAGATATTTTATTACCAATTAAGAAAGGGAATGTCTTATAACCATTTATTATTGCTTTACATACATATTTTGTTTCATAATCCCCTTCTACTTCTTGTTTAATAGATAAATCAATATTATTATCATTAACATCATAAATACAATATTTAAATAAATCTTTAAAGATTTTAATAGATTCATTTTGTTTTTTTTGAATTTTAATTCTACTGATTTCATCTATCGTAAAATTCATTTCAAAATAAGGTTTATAAAGTATATTTGGTTCTAATGTTTGAGATTTAACATTTTCATCATTAGAATTAATGATTTCTTCGTCTTCATTTGTTAAATATTTTTTAATTACCTTTGTTTTTTCATATTCCTCCCTCTTCTTCTTCTCGTTCTCCTTTGCTATTTTATCCTCATCTGCTTTTTTTCTTCTTAAATATTGCTCGTCTTTTTCTTTTTTTCGTTCTTCTTTCTCCCTTTGTCGTTCTAATTTATCTGCTTCTTTATCTTCTATTTTTTTTTTAGTTTCTAAATATTTCTTATTAGCATCATCTAATTTTTTACTTAAAGTTGAATTAGCATTTTCTATTTTTTGACCTAACAAATCATTAATCAAGTCATCTTTATTTTTCTTTTTTATATTAGTAATAGATATATTCCCCTCTTTCGCAATATCCATAATTTCATTTATTTTTAGAGTACTTAATTCCTCTCTTCTGTATTTATTATTATTTACAATAAATACATTATTACAATCGTCCATTATAGATAAATTATTTGTCTCTACTATACTTTCGGTTTCTGTCATTATGTATATATTTATAACGCTTATTCTTATATACTATTATAAGAAAAAAAAAAAGTCAATTTTTATACTTTAACAGATAGATTAGTGTTTTTAAAATCAATTTTATTATTAATTAAGTTTTCAAGTATATCTAGTTTCGCCAGTCTTTCATTAATTTCTTCTTTCTCTTTTTTTTTTAACTGCCTGTAAAATCTACTATACTCAATCTGTTTTTTTCTATATTCTTCGTCCTGTTCGTATCTCTTGCGATTATTAGATGCTTTTATTTCTAAAATATGATCTTTCTTTTCAGGATTTCGTTTATAGTAATCTCTGTAATAATTTCTCCTATACTCTTTTAATTTTTGTTTTCGTTCTTCTTCTTTAATCTGTTTTGCGGTCTGATCTTCTACATTCATATTAATAATATCTGTTGTATTAGTCATTATATATATTTATAACGCTTATTCTTATATACTATTATAAGAAAAAAAATTATTTTTTATTTAATTCATTTAATTCAATTTCAATTTCAACCTCAACCTCCGTTGTTTGCTTATCTAATTCCTTTAATTTATTATCAATAAACTTATCAAGGTTTTTATTTTTGTTTTTAGATTTAATTTCATTAATACCATTTACATAAGCATTTTTATAAGAATCTCGTTGATTACAAACATATTGATTACCAATACTTATTTGATTAATAAGTTTATTATAGTCTTTGATATTATCATTATATTTTTTTTTAAGATTATCTAATTCATCTTTCATCTTTAAAAAATTATCTTCTAAATTTTCATATCTGCTTATTTTTGAGTTTAACCTATCATAGTCTTCTCTAATTAATATATATGATATTGTTTTATCCATAAATTTAGTTTTAGAATTAGATTTTGTTTGATTATTTGTTTCCCTTATATCGTTGAAAATATCTTCATATCTACTCGTCATATTTTTATAGCATTTCGCTATGTTGTTTGTTAAAATATTTAATTCTTTTTTGTCAAAATTGCTAATCCTATAATAGTTCTTTGTTCTACAAAAAAAGCAATTTTGTATATGAAATAAATGTCCTTCCCCATCTTCAAATTTTTCTTTATCATCAATATTCTCAAATCCCAAAGATTTTAAAGGCGATGTATTAAAACAATTAAAGCAAATTGAATTACTACATTCTTTACATTTTAATATATCGTTTTTTTTATTAGCAAAGCAAATATCGCAAATATTATCATCTTCTATTTCTTCTTTTACTTTTAATTCATTTTCAATATTTACATACTGACTGATGTTTGATTTTTCAAAATCTACTGACATATTAATAAAAATATATTGCTGTTATTTATATATGATATTATTTTTTTATATCCCTTTTATACATATCATATATCATATTAGTAAGAATGAAATACAATAAATAAATACATTATTGTAATCTTAAAATGTATTAAAATGTATTAAAATGTATTAAAATGTATTTAAATAAGACATTTTTATTAGAATTTAATATCCTATTAATATGTTTAAGGTATTCTGTTTTAGAAAAATCCATTACCAGTATAATAGTACTATATATATTTTTCTTTAAATAATTGCTATTGAATAATTATAAAGAATAAATTATGTATCATTTAAATAAGTTAATGACTAATCTAAATGAATGTTGTATATGTTTAAATAATACTACTTATGATACTAAATTAATCAGTTGTAATACCTGTATCAATTCGGTTTGTAATGATTGTATTAGTAAAATAGATTATGAATTAGATATAAATGAATATAATGAGGCAATTGATTTAACTTATAAATGTCCTTGTTGTAATTCGGTTAATATACTAAATGAAACTCATAAAGATTATTCAACTATTTATAAAAATAAAACTACTGATCTAATAATGGATTTATTAGAAATGAAAAGGGGTTTTGTATTTATGAAAAATCAATTGAAACAATATGAAACTATGTTTGAAAATAAATATTATGAGGTCAATACTGATGTATTACTAACTACCTAATATAAACTCGTAATAGTCTATATTTCTATTGGGTCTTATACCTGAATATTCTAATAAATTATTATTAGGTATATGGTTTAATCCTTCTAAAAATGTATGGTGATAATCACCTGTTATTACTATTGATTTGTTTGCCTCTATCAATATATCATAATAACTCGGTTTTACCATTCTATTACTTATAAAAGTAATACCATCTTCTTCTCCAAAGAAATCCTCAAAAACATTTATTAAAATGATGTCGTTATTCGTTTTAAATTTACTAAATAAATACTCACCAATACAATAAGATACATAAACATAATGTATTATTATTTTCCCTTTATATGGGTCAATAATTAGATATTGTAAATCTTTTTTAAGTTTATTTATTTTTCTATTTAATATACTAATTTGTTTATCAATATCATCTGCTACATAATCTAATATTTTTACAATTAAATCATCTGCTAATAAATCCAAATAGTTCATAACAATAGTAAAAGATTGTTATAATCATTTTTTTTATATCTTCATTATCTTTTATTAGTATTCGTTAGTATTCGTTAGTATTCGTTAGTATTCGTTAGTATTCGTTAGTATTCGTTAGTATTCGTTAGTATTCGTTGGTATTCATTTCGTATCTTTTCGTATCTTTTCGTATCTTTTCGTATCTTTTCGTATTCAAAAAAAAATTATAAAAATAAATTACTCAATTATTTTTTAGTTCTTCGTCGTTTGCGTTTTCTTTTTTTTGCTCCCCCATCTTGATTTTGTCCCATAATTTTTTCTAAAATTTCCATACCTCCAAGAGTTCTTTTTCTTCTTCTTTTTGCTCCCCCATCTTGACTTGCTCCACCTTTCATTTTAGATTTTTTATAAACTGACAATCTTATATGTCTTCCTTTGCTTAAAACATACATAGCAGTACTACCTTTTTTCTTATAACATACTTTTTTCTTACCCATAACAACAACTTTTTTGCTTTTCCCAGTTTTTCCTTTAATAATACTATATTTAGACTTTTTAACCATTTAGTACTATTTTAATATATACATATTTTTTTCACCGATATAAGTTTTTTTTAAACGCACCCATAATAATCATAAACTTCTATGAAAATATAAAAATTAAGTTCCTAATTCATCATATAATTTACTAATTTCTTTTAAATCAGTAATAGGTATTTCATAATGATATTTATTATAAATTAGTTTTTTATCATTATAAGTATTAAATAATTCCTTATCATATTTGATATAGTAATATTCCATATTGTTAGTTTCAGTTATAAATCCAAATATAGCATAGAATATTTTATTTCGTTTATTTATATCATTATTGAAAAAATTTACTTTATTTACTGCTAAAATAGTTGTATCAAATGCCTCTTTTTTAATACACCTTGTTTTAAGTTCTATGTATATATTCATATTATTTAATTTAAAATAATAGTCATATGGGGTATATTTTTCGGTTCGTATTATATTAGTTAAACCATTTTGCTTTAAAATATTATAGAAATTAGTTTCGTTTTTTTCGCCATATTGTTCTTGCGATAATTTTACATCAATACTCATAATAAATATTAGAAAATATATAGTATTTCTACTCTAATATATAGCAATATATTAATTTATTGTAATTTTACTTGTTTATTTATCAATATGGTTTCTTATTTTTTTATCATTTTTATCATATTTGTAATATTGTTTATAAACTAGATATATTATAAGTATTAATATTAATATTAAAATAAATGGTAATAAATATAACATAATATTTGTATAATTTATATCAGTTGTATTATTACCCCCTCTTATAATATCCCTTACATACAAGTAATTTATCATTTCGTCTTTTGTTAGTTTAGATATATCTGTCATATTTACTTATAAATTATAGATTAATTATTAAATATCGTTTTCATACATTTTGCGATATTCTTTGAATTCTGCTTCTATTTCTGCTTGTAATTCCTCTTTTGTTTTTTTAACATATTTAGATTTTTGTTTATTTTTTAACTTATCCATTAATTTAGTTTTATTATGTTTCATTTGTTCTGCGATTTCAACATTAGCATTTTGTAGGTCTTCTTGGTTTTTAATTTTATTTTTATATGCTTTACATTTCGCTACTAAATTTTCTATTTCTTGTTTGTAATACATAATCCTTGTTTCATTCATTTCATTACTTTCCGCCATTTGCTCTAAATCTGTATTTAAATTTTCAATTTGATTAACAACCGCATCATATTCGTCTTTTGTCAAAATGACATCTTTGGATTGATTTTTCAATTGTTCCATAGTCATAACAGATGTTTTACCCATTTTATTCTATTTTATTATTATTTTTTTTTATTTAGTATTTTTTCTCTAACTCTTGTACTGCGATTTATAGCATTTAATAATTCGCTTTTATTATTAGTATCATCTGTTTTTTGCTCTTCATTTTGTTCTTTTGCTACTGGTTTGGGTTTGGGTATTGTTTTTGGTTTTACTTCTACTTTCTTTTCAACATCTAATTTAATACCTCGTGCTACATATTGTCTAGAATATAATAATTTTTCATCAGTTTCATCTATATTGTTTGGTTCTGTTTTTTTAGGTAAATAATCTGGTTTCTGTTTTTGTTCTAATTCTTTTTTATTATCAGTTTGAGATGATAAGTTCATATTAAAGGTTCGCATCATCTTTGATGACCTTTCCCTCTTTAATCCCAGTTTTTTAATCATTACAAAATAGGTTGATTTGCTTATGGAGTATTTAACTAAAATATCTTCTACTTTAACTAAATTGTAAAAATCATTTTTAAATTCATTTAATAAATTATTATTCATAGTTCTTTTTAATATTTACCGATATTTAATTATATATTTAAAAAATCTCATTTAGATATTTATTAAATATTAATAGGAGTATTTTTGGAGTATTAATGGAGTATAAAAAGAGTTCAATTGGAGTATTATTGGAGTATAATTGGAGCATTTTTATACTATAAAAAAACTATTATAAAATGCTAATAAAAATATAAATAATTATCAATTACTATATCTTAATATCATTTTTAATACTTGTTTGTTTATTCATATTAACTTGCTTAACTTGCTTTTGTAATTTGTCTAAACTATAATTACTAAAATAACAATAAACTAATCTAATATATAATTGAATATCAGCATAGTCTTTATAACCTATATTAAATTTATTTAGAGTTTCGTAATATAATGTTTCCAGTTTGCCTGTATTATTTAAGATTTTATACCTACCATAATTGTTAATATCATTATGAAAATCAATAAAATATTTAAGCATTTTGTAAAAAATTAATGTCAAACATCTTTTTTATAAGACTAAAAAGATGGTACAAAAATATCAATTTTTATTATTTTTAACAATTATAAAATATTTATTAGATATTTATTATAGTATATTTGGAGGTTAATTGGATTGTAATAAAAGTCTAATTGGAGTATAATTGGAGTATAATTGGATTATAAATAAAGTTATATTGGACTATAATTGGATTATTATTGTATTTTCTTAAAAAAAATTATCATTCTGTTATACAAAATAAAGAAGTATCTTTATTTATTTTACAATTTCTACAAATTCTTTGAGGCATTTAATAATAATTATTGCTAAACTTTAAATACTAAATTGATAGTTTATTAAACTAACACCAAATCATCTTCTTCTGTTAAATCGCATTCATTAAATATATCTTTTAAAGTAAAATATTTTATTTCATTTTTATTATTATTGAGATATTCCATTAGCAAGTCTTCTTTG